TCCGCCACCAATGAATTTGGGAGATCGCTTTTTAATCGTCTCTTTAACTGATTTACTGAACTTTTTATTTTTTATATCTCTTAGTACATGTTTACGTTTTCTAGGACCTTTAAGCGCCATTATTCCTCCGTGGGTGGATACGCGAAATCATGCAGGGCAGTCATTCGTGTGATTGCTTCTTCATGAGCAGGACCTGATCCATGATACGCTTCCATGAACTGAGCATTACCCTGTAATTGAGCGATTTCAGATTTAGCTTGGTCAGGAGTAAGAACAGACGTACCCTGACGCCCTGCTCTTCCCTGTGACCCTTTCTCCAGGAGTTGGGCTCCGATTTTAGCAGCGAATTTTATCATCTCTGGGTGGTTACCTAAACGACTTTCGTCGAGGTACTGTTTTAAATTATCGCTACCAAATTCTTCAACCGCGGCCTTAGCTGATTCTAACTGATCATTGTAAGCAAGACCAAACTCTTGTCGAATATCTACATCCCATTGTTTCTCCGTATCAGCCGTAGTATTATTTTGCTTTTCAGTAAACTGTCCTGAAAAATCAGAATATGACTTGTACATTGCCTGCGCTTGTTTCTGGCTTAATCCTGCATCGTGCATGGATTTCCTAAAGAACTTTTCCATTGAAGCTACGTCTTCAGTTTGAGGAGTTCCTTCAGGAATATCAAACTCGTATCCTTTACCTTCTTCTCCAGTAGGGCGTCCTACAGAATCGTAGAATCGTGACCATTCAGAAGGATCTGCTTCTGCTACTGGCATAGGCAAGCGTTGCTGACCTATCATTTCCTGAGCAGAGATATAAGATTTTGCCATACCATTAACATCATTAATATCTTTCAAGGCGGTATGTTCCTTGAATTCTGGTGCTAAGTGATCCTTAAAGTTAAAAGGATTTTCTGTCAATGTGGTTGCTGGCTCTGCTGTATCAGGGGCAGAAGCTCCACCGTCATCAATTGCCATACGTAATCTCCTGTTCAATTTCGTCCATTAACTTATGAAAATAACTAGCATCTTTATTAATGAACTTTATTAATGATAAAACCACAGATCTCCTACCATCTTTATTAGCAGTTTCACAACATGTCTGCCCTGTATTATACACTGGATCTACAACATATTGTGATTTAATTAGATGCTTTAAAACTCTTCTTCCAGAATCAGTGTTGAAAATAGCTTGACAATCATCATGAACTGCTGATCGTTTTTCTAATGTTTTTCGCATTTATAGGGACACAAGATAAGGTTGTTCTTAAAGGTTGATTTTTTAATACTGATTTAGCTTTATCAAAGCAATTAATTTTAGATTCATAATATCCTAGTACTTCTACACGATCGACCATATATGGTTGAGAAAAGATAATAAACAGCAACACCCACATTACTGATTAGCGGCGCCCTGCATTAAACTCTGCGCCTTTGCTACGTCTACTCCTCCAGAAGCGGCTCTTTCCATATCTTGTTTCTGCATCTCTTGTTCTTGAGCTTGCATTCTAGATTGCCTTATTTCTTTTACTTTTTCTTTATCTTCGAGTATAGCTTCTGGAGCATCTAGTAAATCATGAGCCCATTCGAAATATTTATCTCCGTTAAAGTTATCTGCCATTTCTGGTTTGATATTAATAAGAGGAACAAAGGCTTCTAATAATCTAGTGACATTTTGTAATTGTGTGGATTTCTGGGCTCTTGCAACAGGAGAAGAATATTCTATATCTATACCTCTGCCTTTTAACATTCCAGGAATAGGAGGAATAATCTTTTGACGATTAGCTATATGGTAAGTCCTACGTATCATAGGAGCTAAGAATTCAACTTGCATTCGACCTGTCATAGGAGCTATATTCCTCATTTTCTCTTCTTGTCGAGTCATTACTTCAGTTGCCGTCATTTCAGGTCCATCTTCTTTCATGCGCATAACATCTATATGGAAAACTCTCATTATATGTTCATGTCTGTGTTTTAATAGATCGAACCCGATATCAAGACGGCCTGCGACAGGAAGTGGCTCAATACGATCTTGCGAACCAGACCTATAGAAGTTAATGCCCGCGGGCGTAGTCCTAATGGGGAGGAGAAATCCATCGTCAGGAACCATCAGCGGCGGATCAGTAACTTTCTGTCCGGACTTAATTATGGTCTTCATCATCTCGTTGACCATCTTAATATCAGGCAGCGCAGTGGACCCCGGCCCACGTCCATATGTTTCTTCTGCCGTTTTCTGCCATCGAGGAACTACGTACGGAAAAACGTCGTAACCAGATTCTTCAAGGATTGCTTTTTCGTTTCCCAGGAAGATGAAGACAGAGACATATTCCTTGTTAGTACTCTTAACAGAATCAGGTAAGAATTGGTCGTTAGGTTCGACAACGTGGAGGCACTCATGTTCTTCGTAAGGTTTCTTTTTGAAGACTTCGACTTGTTCTTTAGAGAAGACATCTTGATATTTCTCCATGATCTGCCGAGCAGTCATTAAATAGGTTCTATATACAGTATTAACTTTACCATCCATTCCTTCTGCAATATAACAGTTACCTAGATGGAATGTTTGAAAATTAACTCCAGTAGGAAGATCTTCAATTAACATAACCGAAGTTCCAAAGGCTCCTATATCTAAATATAATTCGTGAGTTTGCGGGGTAAAGTTAGTATGGGGTGAATTAAAAACATGATCATATAAAATATTCTCTACTGCTTCTAAGTATTCTCTAGATGCTTTTTCCTGATCTAATTTAGCATCAGACATTTTTAATTTAAACCAACGTTGTGTTGGTGAAGTCAAGAATCCAGCAAGACCTGCTGCTAATTGTTCATTGGCCCATGGTCCTGTGCCATCATATACAAGGTCATGTCGTGGGGATCCTTTCGCACGAGTAACAGTAAAATCACCTCTATTAGGAAGAATATAGTGAGTAATATCATTCCACACGCCTTCCCAATTAGATCTTAATGTTCTTAACTGTTCGAAGCGACCTGTATAAATATCTATTTTATCTCGATCACTTGTACTAAGCATAACCTCCTCCTAATTTAGTTCGTGCTATGTTTGCTTCTTCTCCCATCAATTCTCCAGATCTAGTTTGTTTAGTCATGACAGTACCTTGGCGCGTGGTCCGTTGGGCCATTGTCATTTTGTATTTTTCTCGCGACGCTGCAATTGCAGGATCCTCTTTGTCCGCTGACGGCGCCGGAGGTGGCGGCGGCAATGGAGGAGGTGTTGGTATTCTTGGTGCTCCGCCCATAATTAGATTCCTATTATATTATATTCATGCTCAGCATGAGTTGGTAATGGCTCTCTCTTCATAGTTTCCCTTCGAATAGAGAGAGCAAGATAGCGTAAAGCGTCCATAAAATCAGAAGTCCAGTCATGATAAGGACGGTCGTGGAAGCAACGTTTTTTATCATCCCATTCCTTTCTATATTGTCTAGCCGCTTCAATAAGATGCTCCGTATTTTTGTCTTCATTCCAGTATATCCTTGACATAATGGATCTTACTGATTCGATCCCGTCTTCGATCGACGTTTTCGGGACCACCCTGTAGCGTAATCCCAATGCTTGTGCAGTCTCGAGGCGCGTTCGACCCGTTGAGAGGTCCTTGGCCATGATGTCGTGTGGCGCGTAATGATTCCCGTATGCGTATTGTGATCGATGCCCCTTTTCCAAGATGTTAACATAGTGTTGTAAACCCTCCCCTGAATTAGAGTAACAATCTATTATACGTATTTGCTGACCAAGTACTTGGTAAAATAAAATAACTGTTTGATCCCCGATACCTAAGTCCCAAGCTGTATTGACCATCAATTGACTGTCATACGGAAATTGGCCAATACGCCCGGTATCAAGCGCTGCTTTCATATGGTTCCCGTAGTATGCGCCAACTAAGGCAGCGTCGAACGAACAAAAGAATTCCTGTTGAATAAGTTCTTCAGGCATTCCCGCTTCTCGTTCCTCGTCAATTGCCTCGATAGGCACCGCCATTGTATCATTAACTGATAGAACTTGTGTGAACCATTTTGGATTTTTCTTTGCGTGGTTTAATAACGTATAGCCATGGTTCCTCCCACGTGGAGTATAAATAAAAACGGCCCACCCCTCATTTTCTAGGAGGATAGGCCGAATATAGTCCCATGCCCTTGGATCTTGGAGGGCGTACTCAGAGAGTATAATGCCAATAGGATTAGCACCAACCAAACGATCCGGATTATCAGACCCGACCACTTGATAGATCGATCCTGTTTTGAACGTGATGCGCATTTCTGTGTTGTTGACGGCAACAGTATTTTCCTTTGCGAAGTGCGAAATAAATTTGCGACCTGACTTCGTCATTCCCTCCCACGCAATCTTTCTTCCCTGATTGTATGTAGGAAACAAATGCCAATACAAACCTGGTCTCATTATACTACAAACTGATATCCAATTAATACCCGTTAGATCCTTCCCAGCACGACGATGCCACACGCAAATCGCTCTTTTTCCCCCGGATTCTAGGTACTGGAATAGTGGCAACTGATACTCGCGAGGAGTCCAGTCTACTGGGACTTTACAGTTCGGCATATATTATTTAAGT